TTGACGTCGTAGCAGTCGAAGTGGCTGGTGGCGTATTCGCCGGGTTGCCATTCTCGGATGGAGCCGTGCCACACAACGTGAGCGTCAAGCCACAGGCTGTCGGCGAGTTGGCAGATGTGGACGGAGAGGTCGGACATCAGGTTGTGGAGTGCTTCGTCTGGGGCAAGCAAAACGTTGATTTCTCCTTCTTCTGCTGCCGCCGGCGGGCTCGGAGTCCCGTGTTCGCGGACGAATGCTCGGAGTTCGATGACGCTTTCGGGTTCGATGATGCGTGGGGTGTGGATAAGAGGGTGTCCCATGAGGCCAGTTTATCCACATCTTGTTGATAAATCTGTGGAAAAGAAATCCCGATAAGGGGTTGACGATTATAGTGATAAGCCCCATAATGGAGTCATGAACAACCCAGAGATGATTCCACTCGGCGAGTTTCTTATTGCGGCAGGAGCGTTCGGCCTCGGCATGCTGTTCCTCGCATGGCTCGCCATTGACGACCTCAAGTACGATCTGGAAGAGGACGACGACTACTGATGGGGGACGTTATCTACGTCTGCTCAACGTGTCACAAGACCACCTCGATCGAACATCGAGACGCAATCCTTTGGGAAAAGGTCGGTGGACACCGGCTTTGCCCTGTCTGCTCATACAAACTGACGCAGGCTGTCCGCAAACATCCAAGCAATCGAAAGAATGCTTGACAGGTGTTACACCCCTAGACTAAAGTGAGAAACATGACCTACAGGTATGACATTCAGCCCATCCACTACTACGACGACGACACCCCCGACGCTGGCATCGTCAGCACCGAATGGATCGTCATTGACACCGGCAACAGGAACGCCCCAGCCGGATTCGTCTACGCCACTCGTGAGGAAGCCCTCGCCAAAGCAAAGGCGATGGGATGAGCACCCTCGGAACCATCATCTACGTCGTCGTGGGACTAAGTTTCACGGCGGTACTCTGGATCGCCCTATTCGCACGGAAGGAAAGCAAGTGAGCAGAACCACCGAACAATGGAAGACGATCTTCCAAGCACGCAACGAGCGTCGCAAGACCTACGACAGAGCCGAAAGAAAGGCCAACAAGGAGATGGGTCGCCATCTGTCTCGCAAGATGTGGGACAAATCGACCGGGGCTCCAAAGTTGCCAGCCGAGCCGAAGAAGGTGACCGACAGGTGACAAGGCCGACGTTCAGCGATTTCTGTATCAACACGGTCAAAGGCTTCAACAGCGTCGCCCATCCAAGCCTCAGGTACGGACAATGGTTTTTCCAAGAACTTCACAACGTCCATCAAGGGTTAGCGGAGCACATCCGTGGAACGAAGTTCGATCCGTTCTACAAGGATCACGTTGGTGACGACACCCTACATTACCTAATGCTAATGTGGGAAAATGTTGACGATTTTGCCCAAGTGGTTTGACCCCACAGAGCACGTTGACTACCTCTCGTCCCAAAACTGGGTAGAGCACAACCCGGGGCCTCTGCTGCTGGAGAACGAACTCGCAGCATCCGAACACCTGTGGAAGTACATCAGAGGCGACGAACTGTATGCCGAAGCCGACAAAACCTTCCGTTGCGAGCATTTTCGCTATCACTCCCAAGACAAAAAGTTCGCACATCTGTTGGCGAATGAGCATCGTCAGCCTCTCGGCCCACACGTTGACTGCCCCACAGTCCCCGAAGAAGTCGTAAACGGCGACAACTTCACCACAGTCCTCGCCTACCTCACCGACGACTACGAAGGCGGCAGACTTCTCGTCCCACCCGCAGACTTCAAACCAAAAGCAGGAACCGTCATCCTCATGGACGGCCACCTCCAACACGAAGTACAGAAATGCCGGGGCCGCCGGATCGTCGCGGTCACCCATCTGTGGCGAACATGACGTACGACCAAGTGATGGACGCAACGGTGAGGCTGTCGCAGCACTCGTCGATGCCCATTTCGATGATCTACTGGAAGTTGATCCTTCACACCAAACCCCTGCTGGCCGAATGGATCCTCATTTACCGTTGTGAACAACTCCGTGGAAACACCCATGACGTCTTCTGGGAGCCCCGGTTGGACCCGGATCTGGTTGCCGAAATCAGCAGGAAATGGATCGAGGAAGATCCGATGGAATGGACAAAAGTCGCAAAAATGTGTTGGCGGTGGCGCAAAAACCCAGAACTCTGGTGGACAAAGTTCGGTTTAGCCGAGGAACCCCAGCACAAGTTGTGACAAATCGGCTTCTTCGTCAACATCAGGGCCACCATCTGTTGCCTGCGACACGACCCGACGCTTCCTTTCAACCAGATCGTAGATCTCCTCGTCGATAGTCCCGTCGAGCAGCATGTAAGTCGCAGTTACCGAACCTGTTTGACCGATTCGATGACAGCGACTGTACGTTTGGTCAACGTCGGCGGGTGTCCATGGGAGTTCTACAAATAAAACGTCCTGCGATGCCGTCAACGTGTGCCCGGTTTTCGCAGCCTGAATCGACAAAACTATGACTTTTGCGTCGGGGTCGGTTTGGAACGCTTCTTTCGCATCCTCTACGTCCCCTAGTTCCATGTCACCTTGAATCTTGTAGCCGCCGTATTTGTCGGCAAGGGCGTCAACGATGTCACGGTGGTGGGCAGCAACAACAACTTTCCGGGACTCCGCGAGCCGGCCCTCGATCCACTCCTCAATCGCAGGCATTTTTGCTTTCGCCGCTAATCTGCGCAAGATGCTAATTCGCACGAGATGCTGACTAGCCTCCGCTTTCAAACGCGCTCTGACAGCGGCCGACTTCGGGTTTTCTCCAAGTTCTTCAGCGATTTCCACAGCCCTGTCAATAAGATACTGGACAATATCTCGCTCGGCTTTGCGGTACTCCTTCATCTGGGCCGCCGGGACTTCCACGAGCAGCGGGTCATGAACAACAGGAGGCAGTTCAGTCATCACCTGATCTTTGGTGCGACGGATGTAGCAAGTGGAACGAAGCCGTTCGTTCAGTTCCTCTAGATTTGACGCACCCTCAAGATGCCATTGTCCCCACTTGTCACGGAAAGCGTCACAATATCTGCGGTAAAACCCCCATTCGCCGCCAAACGCATCCACCTGACCGATGATCTGAAGTTGCGGTGCGTACTCGGCTGGCCGGTTCGTCACAGGAGTACCCGTAAGCAAGATCACCGGGACGTCGGGCCCGGCAGCCTTCGTGATTGCTTTCGCCGCTTTGGTTCGCTGCGAGTCACGGCTCTTACAGTAGTGCGATTCATCAAAAACGTACCCGTTGTGACCTTTGAGCAGATCCTTCCAATGGTGGATGTTGGAGTAACCGACAACCAGCACCTCGCTGAACTCTGGGAACTCTTTGCGGTCCACAACAATCTGGACGTCCCGGTGCGGCAGCCAACGATTCCACTCTTTCTTCCAGTTGAGGATCAACGATGGAGGACAAACGATCACGCAGGGGTAGGCGTGTTGGACTTCGACTGCTGCGATTGCTTGAATCGTTTTACCTAACCCCATCTCGTCGGCAATAAATCCTTTTTTGACCGTTGAGATGTATTCGACTCCGGCTTTCTGGTAAGGCAACAGTTCGCCTTGGAATCCGGGGATGTTGACCTCGGCGTCCGTTGAGCGGGACTTCTCGATCAGGCTGCTGGAGGTTTCGGTGGTTGAGGTGTATGCGTCTCGGACTTCGGGGGAGATTTCGATGTCGAACCGTTCTCCGAAGGTGATTGCCGCATCACCGGATGTGATCGGTGCCAGCCATTCTTTGCTGTCGGGCGACCATGTGACTCCGGGGATCTGCTTGACTGAGCGGATCCGCACACGTTCGTACGGAAACTTGATACAAATCCAGTTTTCTCGAAGGATGATGTGTTCTGCTGCGGCGGGTGGTTCGGGCAAAGTGATGAGAGCGACTTCCTCTGTCATCTCGTACCCGTACTGGTTTATGAAGTCCCGGGCGGCCCGTACCTCGGCGACTGGGATTTCCCAAAGTTTCGAGCGTTTGTTCCATTTTGCGCCACGAATCTTTTTGATGGCGGTGACTTCTTCGAGAACGTAAGGGGTGTCGACAAGGAGCATGTCGGTGTCTAGCCACAGGTTCACGCTTTTAGTCTAGCCGTAGACAAGGAAGAACCCCCACGTCCTGCTATCCAAGGGGGAGGAGGAGAGGACGTGAGGGTTGCTTCCGTTGTGGGGGTCATCTGGTGGGGGCCAGATGTCTGTAACCCTAGCATCACAAGTTCACGAGCGCAACAACTATTGGTCAAAGATTTTTTTTCGCTCTGAGGTTGTGTCCCAGACATATAAGTAGTATATTACTAGACATGAAGAAACCCCAAAAAGGCGACATCGTCGCAACCACAATCCACGGCAACATCATTCAGGTCTGGTTCCAAAGCCCGACCGGAGACAGTAGCGACGTACAGATTTTCAATCTTGAGTGCGTCTCCTACAATCAGGCAGTTGCCATCGCCAACAACATCAACGCCACGAACGGCATCGAAGTTCTCCACTTGGACTGTCTCAACGACGAGTTGGTCTACAGCGAAGACCTTGACGCTTCAGTAATCTGACCATCCCCGGCTTCCAGCAAGAGTCCGTCCCTCACAAGGGGGCGGGCTTTTTGCTATCTACGGGTACGCATCCATTCTTCAACGGTCATTTCTGCCGGGGCTAAACCGCAGCGCCAACGCGACTTCTCGGTGTCAGCCAACGCCTTACACTCCGAACATTGAACAATCGGAGGAAATTCACCGACTTCTGGGTGATCCATCCCCATGTCGATAACCACCCACGAGTGGGAATCCACGTTCGCTGACGCTTCTTCCTCTGAACCTTCGAACTTCGGCTGGATCTTGATGATCTTGGACCAAAAGCGGGACATCAGGCCTCTGGTTCCGCCGGGAACAACTCGGGGTTATCGGATTGGACGATCTCTTCAACAATCAACTTCGTGTAACGCTTGCGGAGACGCCAAATCTTCTTGTTTAACTCTTCCATCTTCATGGTGGAGCGAGCCTTGAACGCAATATCGTCATCGAAATACCCGAACTTGGCAAACATTTCGTCCTGAAGATCTGCTTCGTCGAACAAAATGTCGGTAATCCAGTTCGCCCGACCGTCAATCTTGAGCATCAGGTCCGCGAGACCTTCAGTCCCGAACTCGTCGTACACCCGTGAGACCAAAGTGTCGCACAGGTGAGAGCGGTAGACCTGCTCAATATTCATGGAGCCAGACATGAAGTCTCCGATCATTTCGATCAGATCTTCTCTGGTGATCTCATCCTCGTTCTCGAACATATGTACCCCCTAACGAGAGCCGTACATACATTTTGACACAAGAACCATCAGGTAAGCGTTAGGACTGCGTCTTGGGCACGGGCTTTGGCTTTCGTCACCCACGAGTAGTAATCCATTGACGCAGCGGCCCTGTCTTCAGCCCCGGCTTCGCGGTGGTGATCAAGGTATTCGCCGATTGCGTTGTACGCCGCCCAACCGTTGAACCCGAAGCCGCCAGCATTCTTCTTCGAAATGTACAGCGATCGGACGGTCATCTGAAGATTCTCACGATTTTCCCGTTGGATCTTCGTTGCGTCCGACTTCTCAGGGAACACGCTGTCAAAAATCTTGTCGAACTGCCGTGATCCTGCTGGGACTGGGATCCGAAGCATCCGTTCAGCGGTTTGCTGGAAGTTGCGTGCCCATTCGGTTGAGATCGCAAGAACTTCGCCGGCCTGTTCCAACGCTGTGTCTTGGTTTCTGGTGTGACGAGCAGTAAAAACGCTTTTCGCCGAGTCCATCGCCATGATTACGGTGTTGAGGCAGACTGCCCGGATCGGCGTGTTTGCGTAGGTGATCGGGACTTTTCCGTCGTGACCGTTGCGGACGAGGAGGTAGCGTTCGATGCGGTCGTTGACACCTTTCGGGTCGATGACCAGTCCACCCAAGTTGATGGAGGCGAAGAACTCTTTGCCGTCTCGGAGAACACCGCAGGTTTCTACGACTGCTTCTCCTTTGGATGCGCCCACGACGTCGAGCGCTCGTTGGAGTGCTTCCCGGTTTTGAGTGGGGACGTATCGTGTGCCGACTGTGGCGAGCCCGTCGAAAGTCCCGTCTGGGTTGCTGCGTACGGTGGCTCGGGAGTTGTCGATGAGGATTGGTGTCCCATCGGGGTTCAGGATGAACTGGCCGTTGTCGTCTACGGCCGCGACTTTGGTTGTTACGACGTCAAAGTCGGCTTGGGCTGCTTCCAGCATTTGTTCTGCGGTTGCGAGTCCGTTGAGTTTTGTGCCGAGTTTGTGCCAAGGGATGTCGCCTGCGTAAGCCATCCGGGCTGTTCCATCTGCGTTGATTTCAATTCCGTGCATGTGACCCTCACTTCTCTTTAGATAAATCTATCACACGTTTGCCATTGACGTAGTTGTACACGGTTACCCGTGAAACCCCACATGCGTCAGCGATTTTGTTCACCGCTTCGCGGAGTTCGAGAGCCCCGAGGTCGATGAACATCCGGATGCAGTAGCGGCGTTCTTCGATCGTCAGTTTTGACAGATCGTTAGTCAGCATCCGTCGTCGAACCTCGTCATGGAGGTGGTCGAACGCACCGTGCAGGGTGTGAAGTGGTTCTCTGAGTCCGTGCATGTCCACAGGTTACCGCGATATTGACAGAACGTCAACGTACGATCGCTGTGGCTTTCGGTTTTGTCAAGAACGGAGCGTCCTCAGGGCCACGAACGTGGGGTGCGATCCAAATCAACCTGTGTGCATCTGGGTCATCAGACGGGCCGAGCGACGGATACCACTGGTTGCGAGCGTGACCACGAACAAGTACCCGATGGTCAAGACGACAGCCCTCACCCGTGCCATCGCTGGCGTGACGAGCACGACGAAGTTTGAGGATCGTGATCGGCTCTTTGAGACCAGTCAACCTCTGTGCTTGACGACGAGTCGCCCGATTCACTTCCTCGGGGGTATCTCTGACGAGGAGTTCCTGCCAGACGAACCTGAACAACGCAACCATGAACCTGCGAACCATGCCGGAATCCTCGGAGCAGATAGTCCCGTCCGCCGAGTCCGCCAACCGAATGATCTGTTCTGCCGTATCGTCTTCTCTGGCCGTTCTCCACGCCGAGCCGAACGCCCATGCCGTGCTGTCCAAGAGCATGAGGCTGGTGTCCGGAATCAAGTCGTCGATCTGCTCTCCAACACCCGTGATGTACCTGAAGCATCCAGCGTCGGTGTACAGGTACATGAACATCCCGTCAATGGGGCGAAGGGTGCCGTCTGGGTCTTTGGTCATTACTTGGTCGGACCTTGCCCACGAGATGGCTCTGACGCCAACCATTTCGGCTTCGGGGTTCTTGTAGAACTCGCCCGTTTCCTCGTTGACATTGGTGGTGGTGACAGCGGTGACGAGAGGCTTCTCTAGGTACACGATTCCGCTGGGGGCGAACATGTCTGAGGCGTACAGTTTTTCGCCGTCGAACTCCTCGGATGCGATGGAGAGCATGTCGATCATGTCGCTAGACACGAATGTGGTCGGCTCTGCTGTGAGCGCGTACTCCTCCATGATGCAAGCCATCGTGGCGTACATGACCTGCTCGGCGGGTGAGCCATGGTCAAAGGTGTCATGGAAGTACCCGCGTCTGTGGATTGCCCAATGTTCCTTGAGCGGTCCACTCTGGGCTGTAGATGCGGGTGGGGCAGCGCGACCGGAGAGGATCTTTTTTACGGTGCTGTCGCTGAGGCTCAAGGCCTTCGGGCGGTCAGGCTCGTGGGGGAGCCAACGCAAGCAACGGTCGACCGCTTCCAGACGTTCGATGTGGTTGTGTACGGCTTTGCCGACACGAACTGTCAATGCCTCCATGACATGAAGGCTAACCCTTATTGGTCACAGAAACAACTTTGTGAAAAAATTCCTTTACGGGAACCACGGTTGCCAGCCAGAGTTGCCCCAAATCGCCAACCCGGCGGACAAAACAACACGGGGCTCGTACAACTCGTCACACGAATCAAGAACCCCATGCGACTGCAACCACCCGTCAGGCCAGTACTTCGTCGACTTACACCAAAACTGGTTGATCTGCATCAAACCGTTGGAACCACCCATCGGGTCGTCAGGATTGTGCTGTGTCGGGTCACACCGCGACTCACGATAAATCGTGTACGACAGCCGAGACAGTTCCTCCTCCGGCCAGCCAACCTCACGAGCCAACTCCATCCACTCGTCGCATCTCCAGTCAGGACGGGACTGCGACCACGACGTCACCCGTGGAACAGTTGTTGTGGGCGCTGGGGTGATTCGATCTGGGTCGTTGAGAACCGCGTCAAAGTTCGGATCCAGCGTGATCCCTTCAGGCAACTTCGGCACCTGCGGGATGCGCTCCTCCGAATCATGGGTGTCGTGCCATGCCGGTTCGACGTACAGCGGATCGTTGGTGGCCCAGACGCCGCTCGACGGCCCCGGTGTTACCGTGGCGATTGGGTGGTCTGGACGAGCGATTTCGTAGTCGGCTTCGGTTCTGGAGCCTGCGCTGACTCCGGTGATGACGCCGATGCAGGCGAGCCATGTGATGGCTTTGCCGGCCAGAGATAAAGGAATAGCCATAGCGGACTCCTTGAGAGGGGGCAGATGGTCCCTCTATGTTACCAAACGATTACGAAATGCGTCGGTCAGTCAAGATTTTCTGCGACTTCTGGGGCTTGGGTGTAATCCAACAACCAGTCACCCAAGTCAATCTCGTCCTTCGGCGTGATGAGAACAACGAGTTGCCCGTCTTCCTCGGCAAGGGTCTGGTCGGCCGGGATCTCCAACTCCAATGAGTCGATAATCACACCCGCGATCATCTCGCAGGCCTCTCGATACTTCTCCAACGTGTCGGCGTCCGGCTCCTCACCACCGAAATCGGCGGTAAAGACGTCAAGGTTCACCAAATGTTCGAAAATTTTGATGGCGTGTTGCTGTGCTTCTTCAGGGGTCATAGCCGTCAATGTAATCCTTAAAAAAGATTTCGGCAACCCGCCCGGTTGTCACACCCACCTGATACGATGACGAACGACACAAACCCGTGTCACCCGTATCGAGGGCATGCCCTCGGAAGGAAGGCAATCATGGCAGGATCAGAAACCACGTTGATCGGGAACGTCACCAACGAACCCGAACTCAAGTACACCGCACAGGGGGCCGCGCGACTCGCGTTCTCCATCGCTGTGAACCACTACTGGACTGATGCTGACGGCGAGAAGCAGGAGCGCACCTCCTTCTTCAACGTCACAGCATGGCGGTACCTCGCAGAGGACGCAGCCGCAGTTCTGGAAAAGGGAATCGGCGTCATCGTGCAGGGACGTCTTGAGCAGCGCACATGGGACGACGATGAGGGGAACAAGCGTTCCACGATCGACGTTCTCGCCAACAACATTGGTGTTCAGGCACGTTCAATTGAGTCGTTGGAGCGCAAGCGCCGCGACAGCAGCGGATCAGCCCCGGCGGCGAAGGCAACTTCACCTCGGAAGAAGGCTGAACCCGCAGGCGAACCGTTCTGATACAATCCGCTTGAGGAAGCCCCGGTTGGAGGGAAATGGGAATCCAACCGGGGTTTTCCCCTTTCTACAGCAAGGTTTGTCGTAGACTTGACGTATGAGCGACGACTCGAAAGCCTTGACACGCGAATTTTTGGCTGAACGCGACCTCCGCATCTTCAAAATGCGGCAGGCAGGCATCACAACCAACGAAATCGCCCGCAGATTCGGTGTGTCAACCTCGGTCGTGTCAAAAGCGATCTCCCGACAGTTAGAAAAGATGAATCGGGAAGCGTTGAACGCCTACCCGGAAGTTCTCCGCATGGAACTTGAACGACTGGACGCTCTCCAAGCCGCAATCTGGCCAATGACGCAACATCGACGAGTAACGATGGACGACGGCCAAGAAGTATCGGTCGAACCCGACA